GTACCATTGACTGTAAAACTACTAATAGGTCCACTACCTTGAGAATTTATTATTTGCTGTATATATCCAAACAGATTTGATGATGTGCTAAATAGATTATTTGCCGAAATGTAAGAATGATTATAAATTAAATTTGAGAAACTATTATACTGTGCTGTACTAACATATCCAGCAGTGCCAAGTCCTGCTACAGTACTATAGAGACTTGGAGTACTCACGTAGCCGGTTGTTCCGAGTGCTTTTACGGTCGCAGTTAAAGTTCCATTACTCACATATCCAGCAGTACCCAGACCGGCGACAGTACTGTAAAGACTCAGGGTACTCACATAACCGGCTGAACCAAGGCCCTGAATACTACTCGCGAGTTGATTTATGTTAAGTCCTGATCCAACTACAGGCGCATCATCCACATACATTCCACCATTTTGAATTGTTATATTATGAAGAGGAGGCGAGTTGGCCTTATTTGTATCAAACATGTGTATATTTGAAATACTTACAGTACTCATGTACCATGCCATACTCTCCCATTGAAGACCACCAATTCCATCGGCCGTGAGGAACCAATTTGTACTAATTGGAATATTTGTGTTAGGATCAAGTGCGAAAAGTGACCGGAGGACCGTTAAATCCATATCATATCCCTTTTTAGAATATAAGCGAGGATCCATCGCGCTACTACCTTCTACTAAGAATCACTCCATCATTCAGAAGCGCCGCGAGATGACTGGCAACGGTGGTCTATTACAACTCGTCGCAGTTGGAAAACAGGATGTTTTCTTGACAGGAAACCCTCAGATTACATGGTTTAAGTTTGTTTATCGTCGCCATACCAATTTTGCCGTTGAAGCTGTTGCAATGTATTCAGATAATGAACCTGACTTTGGAAAAAAGATCAGTTGGCTTGTTCCTCGGAGTGGAGATTTACTCGGCCCCTGTATTTTGGAGATTACACTTCCTACACTCCATCTCTCCACTACGGGCGATCCAGTTGCCTATGTAAATTCCATAGGGCATGCACTTATTCAGGAAATTACCCTAACCATTGGTGAACAGGAGATTGACCGTCAGACTGGAGAATGGATGGAGATATGGTCCAATCTTACAACAACTGATTCTCAGAAATTTGGTTTTTATGATATGATAGGCAAGGTAGACGGCTACCAGCAACCGACATTAGTTGGGCCACTAAAAATTTATGTGCCTCTTCAATTCTGGTTTTGTAAGAATCCCGGCCTTTATCTTCCTCTCCTTGCTCTACAATATCACCCTGTCCGGATCAATATCACATTTAGACCCCTCCAACAATGTTTCTGGACGCCTAATGTTATAGTCGACTGTACAGATATCACTGTAAAGCCAGCACATATTACTGAATGTACAATGTGGGGCGATTTTGTCTATCTTGATGTGGATGAGCGTCGTCGGTTTGTGAGTACTGCACACGAATATCTAATTGAGCAGATTCAGTATACCTCACAAATTGCAATTCCTCCGAGTTCGCAGTCAATTCCTGTACCCATTGAATTTAATCACCCTGTCCGTGAGTTCATCTGGGTACTTCAACGCCAACAGGTTATTAATAACAAGGAGTGGTTTAACTTTAGTAGTCTAAGTGTCAATGATACAGGAACCCGTACAGACATTCTCTCAAATGCTGTCCTTCAGTTAGACGGATTTGACCGTTTCCAAGTTCGCGATGCGACCTATTTCCGTCTTGTTCAGCCGTGGCAACACCATACAACAATTCCTTCAGATGATTTTATTTACTGTTACAGCCTTGCTCTTCGCCCTGAGGAACTCCAGCCGAGTGGCTCAATGAACGCAAGCCGTATTGATAGTATTGTGCTGCTTATTAATACAAATCAAACAACAATACCTGTCTTAGGAAACTGTACCATTCGTGTATATGCTAAGAATCACAATGTCCTACGCGTAGTGGACGGATTCGGTGGAGTACTCTTTACAATCTAAACTACCCATAAAATTGAAAGAATTATTTGCTAACATTGAATGCTAACAAATAATGGAGCATGATTCACTTACACAACAGCGTGTTCGACGTCTTGGGCGAAAACTTATTCAAGACTATTCATTCGAACGCTGGAGAATAGCCGGACCAAGTGAGTCTTTTGAAAAAAACATAGAATGGACTGAGCCTGAGGTGATGTATGATGAATTTGAGGACCTCTGGCTTCTCTTTTGGAAACACGGCTTCGCCCTGCGCAACTTTGAACTCTATCCTCAATCAGATGGTACCTTTGTTCTAACAAATTTCAGCGAGTTTGGATTCCGAATGACATCGGGTCCAGTCTCTATTCTTCTACCCGACCCCACACAACAGCCCTCTGATTTCTTTAAAACTTCGTGTTTTCCACCTGATTTTCTGACTCATCTCCGAGCCAAGGGCTTCGAAGTCCCTACGGATTGTTTGCCTAGCACAAAGACGGATACAGATTAGTAGGGATGTCATTCCTTGGTTCATTTGACCATACATCCGCTAAGGCTTGGGGAGGGTCACAAATCTCACCGACTCTCTTCACTTTTATTACAATTATTGGTGGTTTTTTTGCACTCGACCATATTCTTTTACGGTCGCCGCGCACAGCAGCACTCAAAGTGATGGTCAATATATTTGGCCTTGGCTTCTGGTGGATTTATGATATTGTTCAGACTTTCGCCGAATGGGATTCTGTAGAAAAATACGGTCTCTCTGTTCCATATATTGGACGACCTGGTCTCGGCGCGGGTATTTTTACAGGCGGTGCCTCTAGTCCAGCGCCCGATACTGTACCGAGTCCTCTCTTTTTCCTTTTGTATGTTGGCTTTCTAGGTCTTCCCTTTGGACTTAGTCATTTCGCAGCAGGTGATTTCATGGGTGGACTCGTCATGCTTCTCTTTACATTAAGTGGTTTTCTTGCGATTTTCTCGCTATTATGGATAGCCTATTCTGGACTTTATCTACTGTATGATACAAAGTCGCTTTTTGTTGAGGGAACTCCACGCTTCTTCCCTTCGACTATTTATTTAAATCCTAATGGTGCTGCGGCAAATGTAATGACACCAAGCGCATATGAAAGAGTAAAATCGAATGAGAGTCTCTTTGCAATTGTCACGGGACCCTTTGCGCCTTTCTTAGGACCTATTCAGGCGGCACTTGGCCTTGTAGTCGATACGAAATGCGCCGTTGAAAAGGTGGTTCCGCCTGTAATTGAGGCTGTTCAAAAAACAATTCCACCGGCTGTGGCCGCTGTAAAGAGCACGGCTGCCTTGGCTGCAAAGGCACCTGAATTAGCTGCAACGGCAAGCTCAATTTCTGCATTTACGGACCCCGCAAAACTTAGAGCGGCCGCAGGCCAAACGGGCGGCGCATTAGAAGTCGCAGGCAATCTCAGTTCATATGTCTTCTTTGGTACAGCACTTGTTGTCTTAGTCGGTGCCCTCGGCCTCACATGGGCGCGATTTACACCTTCAAATAAATCCTCCAAACAAGCAAACGATGTCCCACCCGATGTACACAATGACACCCCTCCCGGATCATAAGTATTTTGAGGCCCTTATCGCCCGTGGTAAGGATGAGCGAATTAAGGTAATGCCGAAATATGTGGTCGTCTATTTTACAGCGGAATGGTGCGGGTATTGCCGTGATCTTGACCTTAAGAAGATTACTGATACTTTTCCCATGGTCACTTTCTTCAAGTGCGATATTGACCAGAATAAGTATACACCTGGTTACTGTCAAGTGTCGAAGATTCCGACCTTCATTGCAATTCAGGACACTGAATTCCTGGATAAGATGACCAGTGCCGATACGGGAAAAGTGATGAACTGGATTAACTCTATCTTTATTAAGTAAATGGCGCTCGACTACGCCATTGTGGGCGGCGGTATTGCGGGTCTCTATGTGGCCCGCGAACTCGCTAAGCGCCATCCAAAAGCAAAGATCTCCGTGTTTGAAAAATACAGAGTTCTTGGAGGTCGAGTCTTGACATTTCATGACAAGAATCTACGATGGGAGGAGGGCGCAGGTCGTATTCACAAAAGTCATGAAATTACACGTCACCTTCTTAAAGAGTATGGGCTCCATGAGATACCTATATCAGATGAATCAGGTTGGGTAAAAACCTATGGCTCTCCGCTTGTCCCTAATCCTTTTGATGATAGTCTGAGAGCATGGCTCCCCTTTGTTAAAATGCTCCCTGAGGCTATCTTATCTACTCACACACTTTACGAACTTTTAGAAGGTATTTTTGGAAATGCTAAAGCCAAGGCCTTCACTGACCCTTTTCCGTATCGCGCAGAACTCTGTACTTTACGAGCGGACCTGGCACTCAATAGTTTTACCCATGAAATGGGCGCAAAACAGTCATTCTCTATTTGTAAGGAAGGTCTCGATAGCCTAATTAGTGCCTTGGCAAAAGAGTGTGAGTCTAGAGGCGTAGTAATTCATACGCATTACACATTGGAAAATCTTGCGCCAGAGCACGATGGTTCACTAACTCTCTGGTTTAGCATAGGAAGCCCAAGTGTACGAGATAAACGCAAAGTTGAAACCATCACGGCTCACTCTGTAATCTGCGCCCTACACGCAGATGCTCTCAGAAAAATCCCGCTTTTCAAGCCATTGCGTGCACTGAACTATGTAAAGATGGAGCCTCTTCATCGTATCTATGCCGTTTTTCCTCGTGGAGCCAATGGAAAGGTCTGGTGTGAAGAGCTTCCGAAGTTTGTTACAGAAACGAGACTTCGCTATTTTATACCAGTGCGGCCTGAACTCGGCATTGTTATGATCTCCTATACGGATGCGGGTGATTCCATTGTATGGTCAAATATCGCAAAGGGTACAAAACCTATAGCAGAACAGGTCTTAGGAAAAATTCTTACAGATGAATGTCGTAAACTCTTTCCAGATAGAGAGATTCCGTATCCAACCACTGTAAAGTCTCATCCGTGGGAATCAGGCGCGACGTATTGGATACCCGGTCTCTATGACCCTAATACGGTAAGTAAAGAGACTCTTCAGCCTTTTAAAGAGATACCTAATCTCCATATTTGCGGCGAAAGTTTCTCCATGAAACAGGCATGGATTGAAGGCGCACTTGAAAATAGCCGTGCTCTACTTAGAGTTATAGAATGAATACGCATATTGTCTTATCACTTTTTCATATCTTTTTTGTCGTGCCCTTTTTTCTTTATATTGGTCTTCAGAGGTCTGCCGCCCCAACTGAAATCTTTACGACTCTTCTTGTCCTTGGTATTGTCATTACACTCTATCATGGATATAAAGCATATGTTCGAATTGTAAACTCATCGCCCTATGCCTATATTAACCTTATTCATGCGTTATTGATTGGACCACTTCTAATTGTGATTGGTCTCAAAGGAAAAAATACGGAGACTCCATATTATGAACTTCTACTCATGCTCACCTTTGCGGCTGGTGGCTACCATCTCTACAGTCTTATTCAACAGATGAACAATCTTCGAGATGATTAACCTACTACCGGCGTAAGTACTTCATCTAGATGCGGAATTACAATACCCTCGATACTATCAAGGCACTTTCCAGCATGATAGTAAAACGCAGTGCTGCTCTTAAAAGTCTTTTGACACTCGGTACAATTAATCTCATTACCTGTACCGTCCTTCATATCATCCAAATAATTATGGCAGTGTTTACGAGTAAAGTGGATAATACGGTTCGCAAAACTTGGGGACTCAAATTCGCAGCAGGGGCATGAAAACTTTTCAACCTCCTCGTCGGCTGTGTGACGAGCACGAGTATGTAGATCTAGAATCTGCTTTTGTGAAAATCGACGGTCACAGATATCGCAGACAAAGGGCAGTTCACCCGAATGCTTTGCCTTATAATGCATATGCATTGTACTCTGCTTAGCAGTTGTCTTATCACAAAATTTACAGACATAATCACCTTCCTTATTCTTGAAATATTCAAAACGCTCCTTTGACATATCTTATTTGTAGATTTATTGGCCTGGTATGAAAGTTTCAAATTTTTACCTACTTTACTACTTTAAGGCTATTATAATACACTATCAGCGAATGAGTGTAACCATTCTAACACTTGTCATTGGTGAAGACTATCGCAGTGGCCTCGCCGATGCCCTACAATCAAAGGTTGATTATGCGAGGCAGCACGGATATACATACATTCAGGGTGGTGAAGAATTCTGGGACCGTGAACGACCGATTCCGTGGTCAAAGATACCCTTTGTACTCGCAGTCATGAAGACTCTTCCCGAAGGAGCACTTCTCTGGTTATCGGATGCGGATGTTTTTATTACGAATCCGATCATCCGACTTGAAGAGTGTATGCTACCATTACTCCCAGCCAATAAGGATTTGCTGATGACACTCGACGCATGTGGACATATTAACTCCGGCAATATTCTCTTTCGAAACACAGCGTGGATGCGTACATTCTGGGATAAGGTTTGGAAGAAAAAAGACTATTTGTATCATGTTTGGTGGGAAAATGCGGCAATGATTAAGGTTCTTGATGAAAATGTCGACGATTTTGAAAAAACGGAGATTACGGGGCATCACAAGAAATTTAATGCGTTTCTCCGAGGGATTGAGGGGCAGCCGCTTTGGGAACAGGGCGATTTTCTGGTACACTTTGCGGGTGTCTATGACCCAAAGGAGATTTGTTCACTAATTTCCCAGATTCGTAATGGACAGACGCCCCGACTCCAAATGTAATCTTGCATAGACTCGATTCGCCTTCTGCTTCGCAGAAATATAGAGTCTTAGTAGAAATGGTTAATAAGGAAATCACGCTTCAGCCTGGAGATACGCTTACGGTAACATGTGGCGGAGAGGGTGCTTCTAATAATGCTATCATGAAGGCCGAAGGTAATATGAGTTTTGTTGAGGGTGGCAAGCGTAACCGCAAGGGGGTCAATAAGACGCGTAAGATGGAGGGTGGAAAGCGCAAGCTGAGTGGCTACATGAAGTTTGCTAATAAGGTGCGTCCTCAACTCATGAAGGAGAATCCTGGTATGCCGATTCCTAAGCTCGGCAGTGCAATTGGTGCAAAATGGCGTGCGCTTTCGGATGCTGAGAAGAAGAGCTATGCGTAGTTTTTATGTGAGTTCTTAATATAGAATGGCGCTTCCTCAACTCTTAGCTGGTGGCAAGCGTGTTACGCGCAAGAACCGTGGCAACAACATGGCGGGTGGTGCCAAGATGGCGTCTGGCTCAAAGGCCCAGGTGTGGCACGGCACGGCCCGCCACACGTCCGGCGGCCTGACCAAGAAGGACCTAATGCGTCACAAGGGTAAGATTGTGAGCCGCCGCAAGCACGCCGCTGGACTTAAGGCAATCAAGAAGCTGCGCAAGATGGGATATGTTGCCAAGCGTGGTACATTCAAGCTCTTCAAGAAGATGCGTGGTGGAAATATCCCGTGCGATGATTGGGAGGCGCAGGGCTTTGCCAGCAAGGCCGATTGCAAGGAGGCGCAGTAAATAAATAAATAAATGTAACTCTCTATACTAAACTAAATCTTTTGGTTAAGTATAGAATAAAATGAATCTGACTATGACCTTATTCACTGCGCTACTGTTCGTTGTTTTAACGCCTGGTCTTCTCCTGCGTATTCCGCCTGGAGGCTCAAAGTGGACGGTCGCGCTTGTTCACGGATTAGTCTTTGCGCTAGTCTACCACTTCACCCACAAGATGGTATGGCGCTGGTCAATGGGATATGAGGGCTTTGAGGGATGCAAGACCTGTGTAAATAAGAAGTGCAAGGACGAGGGTGCAAATAATGCGGCCTGCTAATCCTCTGATCCTTCAAGTTGTGCCGTACACCATTTGAGCACCTCACAAATATCAGGAACACTAATTGACGCTTCTCGCGTCTCCAATCCAGCCGCATCGTACCATTTTACGGACCGATTCGGACAGACGACTAACCCAGCCTCCTTTTCACGAAACTCCTCCAGACTATCAAGTACAGCCATACCCTGTAGGGTGCCCTGCGCAGCAAACCACTCCTTATATTTGAGAGGTGCGAGACTTGGGCTCAGAAATGTATAATATGTATCGCGGACGCTTGGCAATCCACTTCCAAAGCAGATCCAATGAACCGTTTCAAACTTCTTCAGTAAAACACCAGGTATTTCTGAGCCAACCCATAGTACGGTAATAGGCTTACCAGCATTCTGAAGATAAGAAGCAAAGAGTGAATAGTCAATATTTCCTCGGATTCGAATTACAAAATCCCAGGATTCTTGAAAGATTCGTAGCCGTTGACCTGGTTTGAGATCTTCTGTCAGAACCAGACAACGTCGACCACGAAAGAGAAGTTCTTGTTGAACTCGTAGGAAAATCTGAATGGCATCTTTAAGACCACCGGCAATAAAAAGGCGGCGCGCTTCACTGTTCCATTCAAATGCCTCCAGATGGACAGACATTTTCCTTACTAAAACAGAAGAGTCGCTCGATGTCATTTGAACGCGCAACAATTGTCACGGTAATTACTTTAGCTCTTGCTGCCCTCCTACTTGACTTACCGTGGTTGACTATCAGTTCCAAGTGGTCGGGTGATATGATTCGTGATATACAGGGTTCGGCCTTAGTGCTCAATCCTGTTCCTGCGCTCATAGTCTATCTAGCGCTGGGATTCCTCGCCACAATTCCTACAAGTCCTATCGAGTCCTTTGGACTTGGTGCTGCGACTTATGCTGTCTATGATTTTACAAATCTGGCTACGCTGAAAAAATATCAGCCACTGTTTGCACTGGCGGATACATTTTGGGGAGGCGTACTCTTTACATTATTATTTTACGTAAGGTCCTTCTTCTCAATCTGAACTTCAACGGTGCGAAGTTCAAGGACTGACTTACGACGCTCAGGGGCAGGAGTTACAATAGAATTTCTACGCGGCTCGGCTGGGGCCTCAATAACAGAATTTCTACGCGGCTCGGCTACTTTAGAAGGTCTGCGCTCCACAACGGCAACAGTTGAGACTCTACGCTCTGGAATAGCTGATGCGCGGCGCTCAGCTACAGCCTGAGCAGCAGGCGGCGATCTCCTTAAAATAACTCCAACTGCTCCACAGCATACAATGACAACAAGTATTCCAAAGATAGATGAAAATGCGATGGCTGCAATGACACCTTTTGACATTGGAGCGTTCTCATAGATAATTGTCACATTCATTGATGGTGACCCAGTTGCAGATGGCGTAAGACTTATTGACCCTGTAGGTGTAATTGAATGAGATGGTGTCATTGAACTGCTTGGCGTAGGAGTAGGAGTTATTGATGATGTAAATGATATAGTCGGTGTTTGACTCGGTGTAGGTGTAGATGTTAATGTACTTGTCTCCGTTGTTGAAGTAGTTACCGATGCACTTGCAGAGCCACTTCCACTTGGTGTAGGTACTGAACTTACTGAGACACTAGCAGAGCCACTTGCACTCGATGTAGGTAGTGCACTGAGTGAGATAATTGCTGAACCACTTGAACTTACTGTGGCGAGTGCACTGAGTGAGGCAGTCGCCGAGCCATTCGCACTCATACTTGCTAATGCACTCGTTGTAGCAGAGCCTGTAAGGGATGCTGTGCTTGTTGTACTTGGTGTAGCTGCAACAGGCACAAGTGCAATATGATAACTCATATGGGCACAGTTACAGCCAAAATTTGGCTGACCAGTCAGTTCAACACTATTTACATAAGTTCCAATATAGGTGATTCTCTGAGTTCCCATGCCATAGTTGACAATGTTATTCCAGATTGTTCCACCATTTACAGCAAGATTCATTTGAACACCATTTCCACAGTTTTCTAGTGCCTGAAGTGTAACCACTATCTTCATGTAGAAGGCAACAGGATACGGATTCGTCCAAATTACACTCGGTTTTACAGATCCACAACTCGGTGTATTGCAGTTCATTCCGTCGTTGGGCATAAGTTCATAATTGCTTACCCATCCATTACAGGAAGGATTATAGAGCCACGCTTGTTGAATTGTGCCATCTGAGGGAATCCCATAACGACCTGCAAGAGTATAGGTAGGGTATCCATTTCCTGTATAGAATCCATAGGTCCACCCATTATTTCCCTGCACGCCATTATAGTCATTAATTGAATCAAAATAGTACGCAGGCACATTAGAGGGGGTGGGCGAATTGCTCGGTGTTCCTGTGCGTGTTGCGCTTGGAGTGTTAGTTGCACTTCCAGAAGCACTCGCAGTGGCTGTACCTGCAGGGGCCGCCGGGCCAAGTTGGCAATAGAGCGCAACCGTTGTTGAAAACTGACCAGCATTAATTGTGCATCCATAGCCGGGTCCTTTGAGGTAGCATGTGTCAGAATTTGCAATATCCCATGCAGCCATCGTATTACAGATGGCGGCCGAATTTGCAGTTACATACGCACAGTCGGGAATACCAAGTCCTGAAGGTGGGGAATTTGTATTTCCTTCTATAACTGAACTCAAAGAAGTACAACTCGATGCAGTGGCCACGGCGACTAAAGAAAAAATGGAGACTAAACGCGCCATCATTTTTCTACTGGGCCTTTTTATTTTCCCGTTGAGCCAAAGCCTCCTTCACCACGCTTTGTCTCAGGTAGACTATCAACAAGAACCACCTCCTTAATCCAACCAAGGTCAGGAGCAACAATCTGGAAGAGACGCGTACCCTCCTCCACGACCGAAGGTGCCTGTGTCATGAAATTCTTCACAGGGGCCTTGATAGGACCACGGTAGGACTTATCAATAATACCCTCGGAGTTCGCCATAAAGAGATTCGTCTTACAGATACTTGACCGCGGTACAAGACGATAGTGAACCTCCTCTTCAACACCAAGTCCGTGTGTATAATGTGTTGTTGAATGGGAATTCGATGGTTCTGCGCTCAGAACACGAACCATACGCGCTCGGACGCCTTGATTCAGGAATACAACGGAATAACTGTAGGGAGGAATTTGGGTGGCTTCGCAATACAGATCATATCCAGCATTTTCATCATCGCGATTCTTATCCGTCTTGTAATATTTTGATGCCCAAGGTTCTACAAGAAGTTCCAAACGATAATACATATTTCTATATATACTGCGGGCATAATAATGCCTCAAATTTTACGATAGGGTATCAATTACATTCATTACCTCCTGTGCTGAGCGCGTCCAGAAAGATTCAGTTGCCTCCTGATTTAAACGCCATGCTTGAGCCATGGATTCCCAACAAGCATCCGCTCGTGCATTGTATTCGTCTAAGCTCATAGATGAGATTTTCTGTCGCACTTTTTCGGCCGTATTATAATCATCTATATCAATAAAAGAATCACGAGGAAATGTAGAATATACACTTCGATTATCACGGTAAACGGGTAGTGTATTTGTAAAAATTGGGTCCCAGAGTTTTTCACTTATGTAATAGGGCTGAATACAATTCTCAAGCGCAAGATTATAATCGTATTTACTTAAAATTCCTGGTTTCGTGGCCTGCCAATCGGAATGAGAGCCTTTTGATACTGTACCAGGCCATCCCTTTCCGTAAATATCACAGTATTCTGCGCAGTTCAGAGCAAAGGTGGCACGTGCCTCTGTATCTTTTGCGTATGTTCTTGGATAACTCATAAGGGCAACCATCTTTATAAGACTATCTCTACAACGATAGACTTCACGATGAAGGGGTTTGAGTGGAAGTGAAGCGTGTTGCTGAAAGAGAAAAGTCCCATTATGAAAAAGAGCATTTTGATTCCAGAGATTGAAAATATACATTGGGATTCCGTAGAGGTTAAGTTTTTTGCTTGTGTGAGTTGAAAAATACGGCTCCATTGTCCAGAGAATACATGCTTTCGGCATAGAACGGCGATTCTGAATTCTATATTCAAGCGCCTGCTTCAAAGTAAATTCGTTATTTGAGACAAGTACATTTGCGTCAACGTGATTCTTTACAAAGGTGAGTTGGGCGGGCAGCGGTGATTCATCGGGGTCCCAGACTGTATTCTTCGTTTTACAGAGAACATGGAACTTGAGTCCACTCATCTACAGGATAAGGGAAAATTGGTTTAACCTTCCTAAATAAAAGGATTGTGTGCCCATTGTAAAAGTGCCTGGCGTTGTACAGGCCGACAGCTCAAATCTCCAGGCGTACAATTTGCCCGAATCTGTCCTGCATGCCGAGTGAACGCCTTCCAGCGCTTGATTTGAATCTCATCAAGCTCAGGAAGTCGCCGGCCCATCCAGTAACGACAGTACCATTGAAACCATCCGCGCTCATCGGGATTTTTTGTTGGACTGCTCAGCACTCCAAATCGTTTATCCTTTCCACCACCAGGCACCCAACCCGCCTTGCGCCAAGCACCAAGTGGCTGCCGTGAGCCTACACCAAAGGCATTGACCGAAATATCTGCGCCTTCGGGACGAAGTTTATCAAGTGCTATTGCGCCCGCGTACCATTCCATAGGAAACTCAGTAATACAGTCATTCAGATACTTTCCTTCAAAGACACCAGATGCCAACATCTCTCCAGGTGTCGCATACGGTTTGAAGCCCAATGCGATTCCAGGCGCCTCACTTAGTGTATACGAATATCCCTTGACCATTTTATTGTTCACATGGATGATATCACCTTTTTTAAAGCCCGCTAGTGGACGACCCTTTTCTTTAATTTCAGCGAGCATCGTATCAA